CGTCTAATTACATACCTGATACAAAGGAATATATTGGCAATTGGAATGGAAAATTCAAGTCACATATACATTCAGGCACTTCCTCCGCATCGAAAGTGGGCGGTAATAATTTTCTCGACAAACTGAACACACAAACTAGAGATGCAAAAGAAATCGATCAATTAAGCAACACTGTGAAGATTAAGCATGTTGCAAGGTTTGGAAGTGGAGCTTTATTTTTTCCTCAGTCTACGAGTTTTAATAAAAATGACGAACAAGCAAAATCTATAAGAGTTAAAGATCCTCAATCTTTTGTTTCTCAAGCTTACAATAAGGGTGGGTTTTTCCAGCCTAAAGTTGAGCCATTTGGTAGTTATGGAACTGGAAATTTTACAATTGAATTTTACATGAAGGCTACTGAAGCTCAAATAAAAAACGTATTTAATTTGGCTGGTGGCAGTAATCAACCAAATGGAGTTGAAAACCTTCCTAAAATTATTATAGCATCTGAAGAAAATGCAGGAATGCCAAACGGAACACCTTTTGATGTCGGAACTAAGGATACATCCGAGATACAATTTAATTCAAGAAACTTTCAAGCACTTTTGGATAGTTACGGAGATAAAAATATTGCGTATAGATTTCTTACTGATTTGTTTGGTGGGGCTTGGAGGGTTGAAATAGGAACTAAAGATAGTAGCTCGTTTGATAACCTTGATCTTGGAAAAATTAGATTCAGAGCGTGGACTCCAGTGGTTATAGGGGGTGAGAGTAACGGTAAGTTGAGCTGGACATTTCAAGGATGGGAGGCTAGTGGCAAAATTGTGATTGATGATAAAATAGAGTTAAGAGAAGTTGCCAGGGTACAATCAACAACTAATGTTGCCGACAATTCTTGGCATCATATAGCAATTTCAAAAAATGGATCAATTGTTAGATTGTTTATTGACGGAACAAGAGAAGACTCGGATACAGTACAATCAGGCCTGCGTATTCAAGGATTTAAATATATAACAGAAAATATACCAAAGTACAATACGGCAGACTTAATTGCCGCGGCAAAAGATTCAATCGGGCCTGGTAGTACTGGCACGAGCAATTCAGAAGACTTTGGTAAAGGCGAAGTGCAAATCGGCGGCTCAAGAACTCCGTGGAATAAAGATAACTATGGAACAAGTTATGCTGGATATCTTGATGAGATTATGATCTCTAATTCAGCAAAATATACTACTAACTTCAACTCTAGCCCTGACCACGTAACGCAATTAATTAAAAATGATTTTGATACAGCTCTTTATATTAATGCCGATAACGAAAATGCAGACTCTACAAATATATCTGACGTAACTGAAGTTGTTGTGTCTGATCCCGACGTCGGCGATGACCTTGGCCAAGCCAGTACATTTAGAATTAGTGAAGATGGCTTGAACAATTCGGCGCTACTACAGTGGACTGATAATCCAGCATGGATAATTTATGACTTAGTTACAAATAAAAAACATGGACTGGGAAGATATGGAATTAAAGCAGAATCTATTGATAAGTGGAGCTTATATGAAATTGCAAAATATTGTGATGAAAAAGTTAAAACTGGTTACAATCCAAAGTATAAAGCAAGAGAGTTTCAAGTTGTGTTTTACAATCAAGGATCAGAGGCAGAGGCTGAGGCTGGTGCAGATAAAATAAAAATTACTGGATTCTCAAATCAAAAACAGTTTGAAGACGAATTTCCAGAATATTCTACTATTGCTTTGTATGATTTAAACGACAAAGCAGAGCCTGTTCATAGAAGAATAAAATACTTAACTTCTAATGCAGTGTCTGATAGTAAATTACAAACTAATAGACTTAAGTCTGATGGAGAACAGTTGATAAGTTATGTTGCAGCAAATAAAGATAGTGCTGGCTACGCAATAATAGAATTGCACCGACTAATTTCTGTTGAAGAAGCTTTAATAATTCAGCCTGGCCTTAACGAATACATAAAATCTGCAAAATCAGTTAGTGGATCTTACACTAGTCACGCCCACAGGCTGGCAACGGCAAAAGAATTAATTCTTGAAGTTATTAACAACCCAGATGCTGAATCGAGCGAGTTAACTACTTTTTTCGACACTCCACAAACAATAAATAAATCTAGCGTTTCAGGCATTGCGGCAACAGAGTTTAATAATCATTTTGATATTTTAGAGCCTAGATTTTCTGCAAATTTATATTTAAAAACTCAAGTAGACGCTTATAAACTTTTAAACGATATAGCTTCAATATTTAGGGGTATAACTTATTTTGCGAATGGAAAAATATTTTCCTATCATGATAAAAAAAGGGATCCAATATTTAATTTTACAAATGATAACGTTAAAGACGGTGATTTTGTTTATTCTGGCTCTTCAAAATCAGAAAGGTTTACTACTTGCGTGGTTAGGTATGTTGATAAATATGAGCAATACAAACCAAAAGTGGAATATGTAGAAGATGCAGATGGAATTGTAAAATATGGAATATTAGAAAAAGAATTGGTTGCGTTTGGTTGTGCTTCACGGTCTCAAGCAAAAAGGTTGGGTAAATGGTTTTTGTTTACTTCTCAGTATGAAACAGAGACGGTAAGCTTTTCTGGAGGAAAAGAATGTGGATATTTGAGGCCTGGTGATGTTATAAGAATAATGGACAAAACCCGTTCTCAAAAAAGGTTTGGCGGAAGAGTAGTAGATTTTGTGGTTAATGAATTAAAATTAAAATTAGATTTAAATTTGTCCGAAGATTACGTTGGTGAACAAATTCATATTACAACAATTAAAGATTTTGAATTCTCTGATTCTTTGGATGAAAAGTCTGATAAAATGATAATAGATGAAGTGGGATCTACTGGCCAACAAATTTTTCACCAGCGGATAGAAGACGAAGATATTGCAAAAATACGCAGTTCTCAAATTACAACTTATAAAATAAAAAGTATTGAGCCAGATAAATCTCTGACTCCAGTCGAAAATAGAATTGTTGAACTTGAAACTTTAGGCGGAGACCCTCCAGAAAATTTTGGTAAAATAAAGATAGGATCAATTTTTATATTAAATCAAAAAAGTGGAGATGTAAAAACTCAAGATCAGCTATACAAAGTTATCAATGTCTCTGAAGAAAATGATCTAGAATACAAAGTTGAAGCTTTAGAATATCATAAATCAAAATTTGATTTAGCTGACAATAAAGAAAACGCACAAAATCAAATTCAAAATACGAAAACTCCAATTGAATATTCTAGGCCTGCAAAACCTATAGGCATTCCCGAAATAAGGGTTATACCTCTTAAAAGCGGAACTCAGCGTCGGCTGATTGTATCTTGGGAAGAGGTTAATCCTACTCCAGAAGAGTATAAAATAGCTATAATTTTTAATAGCCGATTAGCACATTATAACCCAGAGACTGGTGAAATTTATGGAATATTGGAACCTGGACAAAGGCTAGAAACGACAATGAAAGCTAAAAGAACAAACGGAGCTGTTGCAGACACTTCTATAAGTGTAAATATTGGTGCATATGCTGGAGACATTGATATCGAGATATACACTGTAGACGCAAATGGAAACTTAGACTTAATATACTACTAACATGCCAATAACAAAAAAGTTTTATATACCTCCTGTTGATTACTTCGCCATAACTGGAAAGAAATGGCAGGTTACTGGCTTTAGTGTTGATTCTGCGAAAGACGGTGCACTGTTTATTGACCGTTCAACAGGATTAGCCCACTCTTTATTTTCAGGCGCAATGGAAGATGGCTCAGGTTGGTATACAACAGGAGCTACTGGCATATATTCTGCAAGCGGTCAATATACTGAGTCAGATTTAAGTGTTTCATGGGCAGTTGCTCACCCTGCCCATGGCACGGTTTACACTTCTAATTCTGTTTTTGATGATCAGTATTTACAGGGTTATGAGGTCAGCATTTATAATGAGGCTGGCGCTTTCAAAACTGGATTAAATGTTCTTCAAGACGGAAGAATAAGTAGCGTTGATCTTACTGCTGCTGGTTCTGGATATCTTAATCCAACGGTGATAGTTACAGGCTCGCTGATGGCTGGATCTGACGCGAAATATAACGACCCTCCTGGCACTGGAGCTGTAATAGAGGTTCGCACTTTAGAAAGTGGCCTGCATAAAAGCGGTGACTTGGCAATTCCACAAGACATGCAAAGTGGATTTGGCTATCTGAGCGGTATTTATCAAGCAGTTCTAATTTCTGGTGGTAGCGGATACACTTCAGATACGGTTTTATTAGTAACTGGATCTGGCGATGCAAATGGAATTGGCTTAGGTTCTGGTGCATCGTTAAATGTTACAAAATTAGGTACCAGGCTTGGATATTACCAGGGTCATAACTTAACGATTCCATTTAATTTAAACAGGGAAATATTCGGTGAGCCAACAAGAAAATACCAAATTGAAGTTGTTGCTGTTGATTATTACGAACAAAGAACAACTGGAAGATTGATGGTTGACTTTCCTGAGCCAAGACTAGGGTCAGTATCTTTATCTCAAAACGTGGCGGGAGTATCTTTTAAAATTAATCCTCCGTCGAAAACTTTTAGAGATCAAACTTTCGAAAATATAAGCTTGCAAGACATTGCTATATATCGATCTGAAGACTCGAACTTTACAATTAACAATAATATAAGAAATACAAGTTATCTAACTAACTACCACATTAATGAGAATGAAGGCGGACGCTTAGCAAATTTAAAAAACATAAACATCGACAAACGATTTTTTACTCAAGATGACACATTTCGCGGTTATTTTTATAAATTTTTGCCTATAGACAATTTTGGAACTGGTAATCCAGTATCATTTGCATCTGGCGTAAGAATTAACTCTAGCAGTTTAACTATTGACACTCCTTCGGGTTTTAGACTTATAGTTGATCCGTCAAAAACAGTAGGCACAAACATCGAAGGATCGACAATAACTAATACATATTTTACTTGGAAAAAGGATAGATTGTTTCAAGCAGATCAATATGAAATTGTTTTACAAGATGACGTCGAAAAAGAGTCTTCACTTCTTACTTGTACTACTCCAGACATTTCTGGTATTCAATATATGGTGAGTGGAACTGGAGCTTTTGTTGCA